CCAAAGATGGATCAAACATATGAGTATATGAGACCAGCAATGAGATCTGGTTTAATGACAACAGGTATGTTTATAGCTGCAGGATCTGTGGGAGATTTATCTCAGTGTAATCCACTTAAGGATATGATCTTAAATCCTACATCTAAAGATATCTATGCTGTAGAAACAAACTTAATAGATAGTAAAGGAACAGAAGGTCTCTCAGGTTTGTTTATTCCTGAGCAATGGTCAATGCCTCCACATATAGATCAATATGGTAATTCACTTGTAGAAGATGCATTAGAAGCATTAGATAATCAATTTGAAGAATGGAAAAAAGATTTATCTCCTGAAGATTATCAGTTAAGGATATCTCAGCACCCTAGAAATATTGAAGAAGCATTTGCACATAGATCTGTATCTGTATTCCCACCACATCTTGTAGCTGCACAACAGAGAAGAATAGATGAGAAAGAATATGCATATGAATTCCTAGATATATTCTATGATGAGAATGGAAAGCCTAAAGTAAAGGAAACTAATAAGTTACCTATTATGCAATTCCCTGTATCTAAGAAGCTAGAAGATAAAACAGGAACTCTTGTTGTATGGGAAAGACCTATTAAGGATCCTGAGTTTGGACAGTACTATGCATCTATTGACCCTGTATCAGAAGGAAAGACAACTACCTCAGAATCACTGTGTTCCATATATGTAATGAAAGCTCCAATTCAAGTGACTAAGCATTCAGGCCCTGAATCAGAGACATATATAGAACAGGATAAAATAGTAGCTGCTTGGTGTGGTAGATTTGATGATATTAATAAAACTCACCAGAGACTTGAACTAATAATAGAATGGTATAATGCATGGGCACTTATAGAAAGTAACGTGTCTTTGTTTATACAGTATATGATATCTAGAAAGAAACAAAGATATCTTGTACCTAAAAGTCAGATTATGTTCTTGAAAGATCTTGGTTCAAATACCAATGTTTATCAGGAATATGGATGGAGAAATACCGGTAGTTTATTTAAGGCTCACTTATTAAGTTATGTGATAGAGTATTGTAAAGAAGAACTAGATACAGAAACAAAACCGGATGGTACAATAGTAAGAACAACATATGGAATAGAAAGAATTCCAGATCCTATGTTAATCAAAGAAATGCAAGAATACACGGAAGGACTTAACGTGGATAGACTTGTAGCATTTACAGCTTTGGTTGCATTTATGAGAGTTCAGCAATCAAATAGAGGATATGCTAAAAAAACGATTATGGATGATGCTGCTAAAAACTTGCAAAAGTCAGAAAATTTGTTTAAATTAAATAGTAGTCCATTTAGGCATATAGGAAGTAATAAAAGATTAGCAAATGGTGTAGCTGCTAAAAGATCACCATTTAAAAATATAAAATAACTATGCAAGTATATAACGCGTTACAGTTAAAAAAGGGAGCCAAGGTTGAGCAAAATAGGATGGGTAGTATTACCCAACCATTACAGTTTATTTCAAAAATTGATAAAGATGAAGAATGGGCTGCCTGGAATTTAGACTGGTTAGAATGGAATGGTCTTAAACAAATCAGAAGAAATGCAAGAAGGTTAATGAAAAACTATAAGCTTGCAAAAGGTATTATTGATAGAACGGATTATATAATTGAAGAAGATAATGAGTATAAGGATATTGTAGAAATACTTACTAGAGAAGAAGCTACAGCTTTAGAATTAAAGTTCTATCCTATTATTCCAAATGTTATTAATGTTCTTGTAGCTGAATTTGCTAAAAGATCTACTAAGCTTACATATAAAACTGTAGATGAGTATTCTTATAATGAGATGATGGAGCAAAAGAGAAAGATGTTAGAAGAAACTCTTCTTTCTCAAGCACAAGTAAAAATCTCAGCAGCATTACTAGAGCAAGGATTAGATCCAAAATCTGAAGAGGCACAACAACAATTAAATCCAGAACAATTAAAAACTCTTCCTGAGATTGAAAACTTCTTTAAGAAAGATTATAGATCTCTTGTTGAACAATGGGCTTCTCATCAACATAAAGTAGATGTAGAAAGATTTAGAATAGAAGAGTTAGAGGAAAGAGCATTTAGAGATATGCTTATTACTGATAGAGAGTTTTGGCATTTCCACATGATGGAAGATGATTATGAAGTAGAACTTTGGAATCCAGTAGTTACTTTCTATCATAAGTCTCCAGATGTAAGATATATTTCTCAAGGTAACTGGGTAGGTAAAATAGATATGTTAACTGTATCAGATGTAATAGACAAGTATGGTTACATTATGACAGAAGAACAGTTGAAAGCATTAGAAGCAATATATCCTATTAGATCAGGTGGATATATAGTTGGTGGTTATCAAAATGATGGTACATATTATGACGGTACAAAATCCCATGACTGGAACGTTAATATGCCTTCTCTTGCATATAGACAATATACTACTGGTAGAGCAAATTCTATTATGGATGGCGGTGATATTATAAATCAGATACTATCACAAGGAGAAGATTACTTTGATCAAGGTACAGCTTATTTACTTAGAGTAACTCAAGCATATTGGAAGTCTCAAAGAAAAGTAGGTCACCTTACTAAAATAACTGAGAATGGTGAAGTAACTAATGAAGTAGTTACTGAAGATTATAAAGTTATTGATAAGCCAATATATGATACTAGATTGTTTAAAAATAAAACAAGAGATAATCTACTTTTTGGTGAACACATAGACTGGATCTGGATTAATGAAGTTTGGGGTGGTATTAAGATTGGACCAAACATTCCTTCATTCTGGGGTATGAATAATCCTGGTGGATTCTCACCTATCTATATTGGTATTCAAAAAAATAAAATAGGTCCACTTAAGTTTCAATTTAAAGGAGATCAAAGTCTTTATGGATGTAAACTTCCTGTAGAAGGATCTGTATTCTCTGATAGAAATACTAAGTCTACTGCACTTATTGACTTAATGAAACCATATCAGATTGGATACAACATTGTAAATAATCAGATAGCAGATATCTTAGTAGATGAACTTGGTACAGTAATTCTTTTAGATCAAAATGCTTTACCTAAACATTCACTTGGTGAAGACTGGGGTAAAGGTAATTATGCCAAGGCTTATGTAGCCATGAAGAATTTCCAGATGTTACCTTTAGATACATCTATTACAAATACAGAGAATGCATTAAACTTTAACCATTTCCAAAAACTAGATCTAGAACAAACAAATAGATTAATGTCTAGGATACAATTAGCTAATTATTTTAAGCAACAGGCTTATGAAGTTATAGGGGTTAATCCACAAAGAATGGGTCAAGAATTGTCTAGATCAACTGCTACCGGAGTTGAACAAGCTGTCCAAGCATCTTATGCTCAAACAGAAGTATTCTTTATTCAACACTGTGATTACTTAATGCCTAGAGTACATCAAATGAGAACTGACCTAGCACAGTATTATAACTCAACTAAGCCTTCTACTAGATTAACTTATATTACAGCGGCTGACGAAAAAGTTAATTTTGAAATTAATGGTACAGATCTTTTAATGAGAGATTTAAATATATTCTGTTCTACTACTGCAAACCACAGGGCCGTTCTTGAACAGTTAAAACAAATGTCTATTCAAAATAATACTACTGGTGCTAGTATTTATGATCTTGGTAAAATTGTTCAAGCAGATTCTATTGCTGAAGTAAATACAGTTCTTAAAGCTTCTGATCAAAAACAACAGCAGATGAAGCAACAAGAAATGCAAAATCAGCAGCAAATGCAAGAACAACAACTTCAAAAACAACAGGAGATTGAGCAAATGAAAATTGATGCTCAAGCTGCAGAGAAAGAAAAAGATAGACAAAGAGATATCTTGGTTGCAGAAATTAGAGCAGCAGGTTATGGATCTATGGCTGATGTAAATCAAAACATGATGTCAGACTATGCAGATCAAATGAAAGAGATTAGATCTTCTGAACAATATCAGCAACAGACTGATTTACAGAGGGAAAAGGAAGTAAATAGAATGTCTATTGAATCTCAGAAGTCTCAGATTGAAAGAGAAAAGATTCAAGCTCAAAGAGATATAGCTGATAAGCAACTTCAGATAGCTCAAGAGAATAAAAATAAATACGATAATAAAAACAACAAAAATAAATAAGGTATTTAGCTATATAGTAAGAAAAAAGTTTTTTACCATTATAAATTTTTGAAGTTTATTTCTTATATTAAATTATAAACAAAACCAACACATATGGATGAATTAGAAAAAGCACTGAGTGAAAACCAGGTGCAAGATTCTACAAAGGTAGAACAGATAGATGTAAACATTGATGAGATGTTTGGCATGCCAGGAGCAGAAAATGTAATGCTCCCAGCAGATGAAGAAAAACCCAAGTCTATGTTCTCTAAAGAGAATGTAGACACAACGTTCCTTGACAAGCCTGCTTCTAAAGAAGAAGTAGCAAAGAAAGAAGAAGTAGAAGAAACTATTGCTGAGTTAGATAGTTTAATTTCTCAAGAAGAGGATGCTGGTAATAAAGGCAGACCAAAGGTTGATAAATCAGGTCTTGCTGAGTTAGCAATTAAAATGATTGAGGAAGGATCTCTAGTACCTTTTGATGATGATAAACCATTAGAAGAATATACTACAAAAGATTTCCGTGAACTATTTGAAGCAAACTTCCAAGAAAGAGAAAATGCAGTTAGAGAAAATACTCCAAAAGAGTTTTTCCAAGCATTGCCTGAAGAACTTCAAGTTGCAGCTAAATATGTAGCTGATGGTGGACAAGATCTAAAAGGTTTATTTAGAACTCTTGCACAAGTAGAGGAGATGTATGATCTTGATACATCAAATGAATATGATCAAGCAGAAATTGCAAGACAATATTTACATGCTACTCAATTTGGAACACCAGAAGAAATTGAATCTGAGATTCAAGAATGGCATGAAATGGGAAGGCTTCAACAAAAGGCTGAACAATTTAAGCCAAAGTTGGATAGAATGCAAGAGGAGATTGTAGCAAGAAAGCTTGCAGAACAAGAATACAAGAAAGAACAACAGGCTTCACAAGCTAAAGCTTATCAGGATAGTGTTTATAATACACTTTCTGTAGGTGAATTAGGAGGTTTGAAATTAGATAGAAAAGTTCAAAGTCTTTTATTCTCAGGATTAGTTCAACCTAACTACCCTTCTATTTCTGGTAAACCTACAAACTTACTTGGACACTTGTTAGAGAAGTATCAGTTTGTAGAACCAAGACACGATCTTATTGCAGAAGCACTTTGGTTACTTGCAGATCCAGATGGATACAAAACCAAGATTAAAGATCAAGGTGGAAAACAAGCTGTAGAAAAAACAGTAAGACAATTGAAAACAGAACAATCTAGAAAATTAACTTCTTCAGTTAATGATGATAGAGAGTATGATAGTAAAACAAGAACTAGTAAACCACAAAAAACTATCTCAAGAACTAATATGTTCAAGAGATTTTAATTAAGTAACAATTAAAACAAATATAAAAATGGCAACTCCAATTTTAAACAATGGGATATTCCTAAGAGATACAGCCTACCAAGCGTCATCGCATGTAGACTCTTATCACTTAGTGAATATGTTAAAAGATGCTGAACCTATGGATTTAGGTCCAGTTGATTTATGGGCTATGGCTCAAAAAGTAGAAATGCCCCTTTACCAGCTTTCTAGCTTTGGTGGCAAAAATGTAATTATGGTAGATAATGCTCGTGGAGAGTATAAGTGGCAGACTCCAGTCTCTACAGATCTTCCATACATTATTGAAGATATTGAAGCAGGTAATACTTTCAAAGGTATTGATGGTACTACTTTCAAAATCAAAATTAGCCGTAGAGAGTTTGGACATGGTGATATCATCACTTATGACAAATACAATGGTGTTGAGATGTACATTACAGATGAGGATATTTTCCCATTAGGTGATGGTTTCATCTATACTGTTCAACTTGTAAACAATGACAACACTAAATATTTGGATAACAAGTATTTGGCTAATGGAACAAGAATGTTCAGAAAAGGTTCTGCAAGAGGTGAGTATGGTGAAAGATTCTCTGACATCATGACCAATGCAGGATTCCGTGAATACTATAACTTTGTTGGTGGTGCAGAAGCTCACGTACATTATTCTATCTCTTCTAGAGCAGACTTAATGATCAAAGGTGGTATGAATGCAGATGGTACAGTTCCTGTAACTGAGATCTGGAGAACATTTGACAAAAACACTTTAGATCCATCAATCACATCTTTAGAGGATATGGTTAAAGTTATGGGTAAAGATGCTGTTAAGAAAGCATTTGATAACGGAGATTTGTCTAG